TATATGTATGGACAATGATATAAAAATATTCGGTGACAAAAACTTCTCGGATTTATCCCAAGAGATATACGAGAATAACAAGTTAAAGAAAACTCAAATTGACTTGTTAATCCAAGAGGTACATGGTTACATACAAGGTATTGAAGATATCGCTATCGTAGGTCCTATTATAAAGGAACTAATGGATGTGGGTATCAAGAATGATGACAACCTTGTTAAACTAGCCACTCTGTATCAGAGGATAATGTCCAAACAACCAATTGATGATAGTGATGTTGGTTTATTATCTGAAGAGGAAAAAGAACAACTTATGGCTTCTCTTGAAGATGTAGCAGAAGACTTACAGAAGAAGAAAGATGATATCGTTGATATGACTAAAGTAAGACAGACATACGGTGATTCATAATGCCTGGTAGAATACTCGAAGATATACTAACTAAAGCAGTTGAGTTTAATACAGCACTTGTTACCGAAGTTCATATAAACGATTCTGATAAGGAATCTGGTCAGAAAATAGAAACCAACTCTTCTCAAGTGGTAGAGATAAAACCTTTTAATAGTAACCTACCTACCTTATCAAGAAGATTAGAAGCTAGACCTTTATTCAGAGGGATAAGTGATTCAATAACAAGGGGTGACATTGTTCTGTTTACACAGATAGCAAAAAAGGTTTATTACATAGGACCACTAAATACTAAAAACGATCCTATGGAATCACCATACAATAAATATTCATCGACTATGGAAGGTCGAGGTGCTGTAGATAGAAGTCAAATAGACGAATCTGGTTATGGTAAAGTTTATCCATCCGAAAGAGCAGTTAAAAAATTATCTAAAAAAAGAAATAATGATTTAGATTTTCTCGAACCACAATACTATCGATTTTCAAAACATAGTGATTTATTAATAGAGGGTAGACATGGTAATTCTATTAGGTTAGGTTCTAATGCTATATTTCCAAATCTAATATTAAGTAATAACAATGAAGCAGACGTAGAGAATATATCAATTGGTTCACAGATATCTTTTCTATCTAATGGTACAATATCACAAAACTTTTCAACATTGAATAGTGGATTTAGATTATCTGTAGACATACCATTTGAAGTAGCTGAACAAACAGAACAAGAACCACCTCATAATTTTAGAGTAAACAAAGGAAGTGGAGTCGAACCTTTTAACGTGTTTGATTATGATTATGGATTTGAAGATGGAAGTGATGATGAAAATGATGAATATAATCAAATATT